GGAACAGTACGGTTCACTTTGACAATTATATACAGAGTATCTACCAGGTCTCACAAGAGAGACCGTAGTCGCGTTGTAGAATCGCTTCGGTAGCGGGGCAAGCCCAGCTTTGACCGAAACCGATGTTCAATCCGTCCTCAAGGGTACGGGCATCGGCGGGAGCGAGTCGGTAACGTTTCCAGATCTCGTCATTGGTGACATGGTAGTGGTCGCCTTCATCGACGACTTTGTGGGACAATAGGTTGTTAACAATCTCGACGATTTTCGTCGTGGGAGTGAGTGTGTGAGACTTCATGACTTCGAGAACGGGAGCACAGGTACGGGGGTACATCCCATGAAGGAGTGCACCTTGGAACATCCGACCGCGTGTTTCGATATCCCCTCGCCCGGGGAGATCCCCGTGGCAAGCGCCAGAAGCGCGTAAGAGGACACCAAAATTAAGCAGTGCTCGTAATTCACCGTCAGTGTCGAAAACAGGTGAATGTTTGAGGAATTGGATATCGTACATGGTGTGGCATGGTTCAAGAGTCACAATGTAACCAGCGGTAGCAGCCGCGGCGATTACATCGTTGGGTGTAGGATTGTTGTTATTATGGTACATTTCAGCAACGGCTAGTCCGATGTTGATATTGGCAAAGTTGTTAATAATGGTAGTGATGGTGGAACCGGAGTAAAGCTTGGGGTTATCTGCTTGCAAAAGTACAAAATTAGCAGGGTTGTGCACGGAGAGAATACGTGCTGGGAGTCGGCACTGGTCAACTAACAGTTGCATGTCGTCTTGAGCGACTCGTGGTGTTATGGTGATAAGATCTCGGAAGAGTTGCGGTCCATGTGAGGCATCGCAGGAGGATATATCCATGTTAAAAACGTGGACAATCCCGTTGATGCGCATGGAAATACAGGAGTCGTCAGAGAAGTAGACCATGTAACCAGAGCCGTCAGGGTTTAGCAAGCGTTCGAAGACTTGGCGGAGTCTAGTGGGTTCAGGAGCAGAGCAGAATTCAAAGGTGAAGCCGAGGTGGTGTAACGGCTGGCTCGCCATCGCCTTCTTGAGAAACTCGGTGCACTTGAACCCTTGCAGGCTCGCAGCGACACCGAGGTCTCCGATACAGCGTGGACGCTTACCGGCTTTCGCCCATTCGTCTTTCTTGAATTTAACTCTAATGCTCTTCACCCATAGCCGCTTGGTTCGAGTGCCGTCGGTGTTTATCTCCATCCAACAATTACGCCGAAGGATACGTTTCGGGTGCGGATCATCGTGATGGATGAGCGCATACGTGTCAGCATCGGTGTAGTCGGAGAAATAATTGAAGTAAGTTTCCCTCATGCGAGTGTAAAAGTCCGCGTGCCTTACCAAGAATTGGCCTTGTGCTTGGTAGAGGGCGCGATGATATTGAAGGTCGTTACCACGGGCAGAAGTAAGACGCCGAAACGCGAGCGCCATATTCCGATCCGTGTTCCCATATATTCGCCCAGAGTGCGCGAAGGATGGGCCGAAGACGGTTCGATAGGTACCGTCGTCGACGTGGAGCTTGCATTCATCGGAGAACGGTCTCTCGTCCGGAAATAATAAACTTCCATTAACAAAAAACTCGCCGCCGTGCAAGACACGATAACTTTCATCATAAACAAAGACTTCTTCAAGGTCACAGTATTCGACCCCGACTCGGAAAGCCGGCCGATCGGTGGGGGAGCACCAGACCGCCCACTTATCCGAAAAGATAAACTGGAGGTTTTGGGTTGTGACCGCTGTTGGACCAGTCCGCGGAGAATGAACTGGTTGTAGATATGTGTGAGCGTGTTGGCGTAGACATCGGCGTTCGCCACAAGCGCGCGGTAATCGGCGCGCTGTGTCATGATCTGCTGGACCTTAGGTGCGAACCCGGTGGTGGGTTTCCCGTCAGCCGAAATGGCCGTGCGGGTCACCAGCTCCGGACAAGCGAGGATGTCGGCGGTGACTTGGGTGTACACCTGACCGATCCGCACGGAATCATAGACCTCCTCGAGGAGTACAGTATCACCACTATCACATGATGAATATAAATGCACTCCCAAGAATGTGTATGTGTGCTGACCAAACATCCTATTCCTCTGGTCTTCAGAGAGCAATGAGACGTCACGTTCATTGAGTTGGAACAATTTACGACATTTTACCCCCGGCGTCTGCTCTGCAAGCCAATGCATAGCACGCGTCAGGAAAGTCTGATCGTAGATACTCCCTTTCTCATAAAGTAAACGTGGCCCCATCGCCATCTCTTCAGCATCTTCATCTTCGTCATCGCTACTGGAGTCGTCGTCCTCTTCGCCCGATGAATCGTCTGATGTGCTGTCGTCACTCTCACTATCTTCTTCCTCGCTGCTGCTATCGTCTTCCTCAGATGAAGTAACTTCGTCTCCGGACGTATCCGGGTCATCGCAAGATGTAATTTCTGAGTTGTCTGAATCGTCAGCACTATTTTCGCCACCAGACTGTTCCTCGCTGGCAGCGCGAGCATCGTGTTTGTGCTCGGCGTCACTGAACCCCATGGCCAGGACGTCTTCATTTGCCTTGTCGGCACTTCCCACCTGGACCACAGGTGAGGCGGGCGGCGCACTTGGCGCACCCTTTTTCTTTGACTCTTTGGAGACTGCGGTGCCACTCATCTTAGAGATCAGCCGCTTCTTGGTGTCCGCCGAGTCGAGGGTCTGGCGCTTGTCATGGGCGTGCTCCGCACACTCCTCATGATGTTCGGGGTCTCTCAAACAGTATTTGACCCGGCAGACGTTCCGCCCTCTCTTCTCCTTCAGTCGTCGTTGCGCCTGGTCCATGTTCTTACCTTTGACCTTATGGTAATGCCCATGTATGACGCAAGTCCTACCGTGACCGCAAGAGACGTATTCCATCTTGCGTTCCAACTGAGGATCTTCCTCTTCTCTTTTCTTACATTTCTTCCGTTCGCACTGTTGACTGCGTGCGGCCGCCTTCGGGCGGGCTTTGCTCAGTTTTGCTTGATGTCCAAGGTTCAAATTAAGACTCATTGTGATTAAAAGGTTTGGGCTGCGGACCCGCGATAACCATCACTGCTCGACGCCCCACATCTTGAGTTTCGCCAGAAAGCCGACAGGCCCTTTGCCAAGGGGCATCTTTAGGTTTAATCTTTCCTTCCAGGCAGGTTGTCTAGACCTTGTCACGTTGTGACGGCCACAGACCGGGTCCCCCCGGCCAGTCATGCGTATTGTCAGGCGACTACACACAACCAAAGTGTTTAGGAATTGGTTCTATTGGGATGCAGGGATTACAGTGATGGGGTTCGTGAGATGCAACGAGTGTGAAAGCTCGGTGCACTGTTAGACAATGTTAATCAAATGTAGGAGACGTAAGAAAATAATTACGGGGGTATGAGTGTGTATGTATGTAACGTATATCAAAAGATTGATGCAATAATGTATTAATAATAATAATAATAAAACAACAGTAGAGTCCATGTGGTTAGACAAGCAAAAGTGGCAGCGCCTCTTCTGCCACGTAGCCGAGTGCACGCTGGGCAGCCCAACCACCAACAGCTTTGCCAGCGATCCCGAGGACCTTCTTAAAAGCATTACCGGCAGCGTCGGCAGCCCCCTTGGCAGCTTCGTTACCCATATGAAGGACGCCGTTCTGCAAGTAAGCACCACCACTGACAGTAGGGAGCCAAGGCTTCAAAACCGTGGGTTGAGTCCAGCCAGGTTTGACCTTATCGAGAATCGCGTGCACAGTCGGTTTTGGGTTGGGCCCAGCACTCTTGGGTGGCGTAGGGACCACGTTCACCCAGCGCTTGGGTTGGCCCTCGACAATCTGAGTGAATTCGAACCGAAGTTGTGCATTTGATGCGGCGCCACTCCAGACGAAGCCGATAACGCGCGACTGGTGGGTGCGCGCGGTCACGGTAGGCTGGGTGGTGGTGGTGGCATCTACCCATGCGCCATCTGATAGCTCATGGGCGATCTCAGTGTCGGGTTCACGGTAGACGACCTCGTGGTCGAGCAGCCCAATGCGTTGCGCAGTCGAAGCCATCGCCATCATCTGATCGACGGAGGGCCAGACACCAACCTTGTCGAAAATGTCAGCAGGCAGGTTGTCAATCGCAGCGATGATACCTTGGGCGGAGTCGTTGGTACCGGTGAATTGCGCCTTGATGCAAGCGGCAGTGACACGAAGATCGGTCATGACGTCAGCAGAGCAAAGGGCGTAAGCAGGAGGTTCCAAGTGGAATGTCCCGCCCCCGGGGAAGCCATTGTTGGAAAAGGCTCCGGCGGTAGTTGGAACGACGGACGACCCACTCTCGGTGAAGCAAATGAGTGAGTAATCGGTGGTCGAAGTTCCAGCGTAGGCGGGTGCGAACAAGATGTATCCGTGTTGACTCTCGGCGCTGAAAACGGCCGAGGTGTTGCGAACACGCTCGACAAGCGCACCAGTGGTTCCGGACAAACCGGAGACGAGCGGCGCGTCACAAGGGTGGGCGACCATGTTGGCGGCATGGTTGATTAGAGGGGGTATGGCTGATCCCCTAGGGCGTCGGGGCCGTGCCCGACGTTTGTTTCTACGTTGTTTGGGTTGTTTTTGTTTGTTTTTGTTACGAGTGTATATAACCGTGACTGCTGCTACACTAATCAATGCAGTACGGGTGGAGACATAGGAGCTGGGGACGCTGCCCCCTCCATGGCCGGTGAAAACCAGCGAGATAGATCCATCCTCGAGCCCAACAGACTAGCGTCTGTCTCAAAACGGTGAAGTTGTTGGGGTGAATAGATGGTATCTATTGGGTGTATACGCTTTCCAAGGCGTAACAATGGTCTACACGGATAGGTAGGCTTACGGTCATTGAGCGACCTAAAGCGCACGACGAATAATGCGGAATGTGTGAAAGGTCAGCAAGATCAACTCTGCCAGGACTGCCGAAGCGACCTCCATAACCAGTGATTCACAAAATGTATCGTACGCATAGCTTTCTTCTCTGTGGTGGATCTAGTACACAGCTAATGCAAAAAGTACCGAGAGGGAAGGTGCAGCAGCCTCTGCTAAGGCATATTCAACCTTGCACCATCAACCCAGAAGGGAAGCACGCAACCGGTTACCGCTACG